CTGCCAGAAATTCACCAGAGGTTCGTATAAATCATTTACCCAAATATCTAAGTAAGGATATTGTTTTGTAACATAAATTGCAACACTTCCTCCACCAAGAAATGATTCCCTAAACTCATCATAAGTTCTAAGATCAGGAAGATACTGTGCCAGTTTTACAACTGCCCTAGACTTTCCTCCAGGGTAACGTAAAGGAGTTTTCAACTGTTTCATAAAGATTCCTCAATTAGTTGATAAAGTTTAGTAGCAAAATCACCTTTATTTAAAGGAATTACATTTTTTACTAAAAAATTAATATCATTATAATGCACTCTAAAAGAAACAGTAGCATCTTTAATAGAAACATTTTTCATACAAGCATCCCAATCGCAGATACCAACACTATAATTTTTAGTATCCCAAAGAAGCATATAATCAAAAGTTTTTTCAGGAAGTCCAAGATTTTTACCCTGAAAATTCTTCAATGTAATTTCTTTAGTATAAGGAACTGTTTTTTGAAACAACCCATCCATTCCTTTGGACTCATAATAAAGACCATCTATGATTCCATAAAAATCTCTACCAGTTTCTTTATCCCCAACATACTGAAGTTGTCCACCACTATACTTGGCAATAGCAATTTCTTGAACTTCTGCCCTCAAAGGTCTTGTTTGATTTCTTTTAAGACCATCAGTTGATTTAACAACTCCAAAAATAGAAGAAAAATCAAATCTTGTGTGATCTATCATTTAAACTTACACTCCACCATAATCTCAGTTAGTGCTGCTAAGAGGTTAATTTCTTGGTCAGCCACAAACGCAATTTGGTATTGGTACTTAGCAATAACAAGAACGGCAGCAGGGATAGACTCTGGTGAAAGGCAATCATAACAGGAGTCATAAACCCTGCGAAGAATGACAGAAGAATCGTTGTCCAAGTTGGCGACCACCCACTTTCTGACTTCTGAGAAGTTTTTAGATTTGAGATATTTAATGAGATCATTTGTTTTTACATCACTGAAAGAAGCAAGAATAGCAGAGTCAATAGTTCCTCCAACTGAATACCTTTGACATTCATTAAGAACACGTCTCCAGTCTGGGAAGTGTTTATTAATTAATTCTGCAAGGACCTTTGGATCATAAGTAATGCCTTCTTGATCCAAGATTGTTTGGAGTCTTCCAAAGAAACTTCCTGCAAGTTGGACTTTTTCTTTTCCTTTGATTGAGAATTCAACAACTGCACATCTTGAGTGTAGAGGTTCAATGATTTTGTTTTTGTAATTGCAAGTGAAGATGAATCTACAGTTTTTATAGAATGTCTCAATATTTGCCCTAAGAAGGAGTTGTACATCTGTGGTTGTGTTGTCAGCCTCATCAATAATGATGACTTTTGGTTTTCCACTTGCAGAAAGTGAGACGGTCGAAGCAAAGTTCTTTGCTTGGTTCCGTACAGTGTCCAAAAATCTCCCTTCGTCAGATCCATTGATGACATAACTATCTACTCCTAATTCATTGCACAATGCTTTTGCTACAGTGGTCTTGCCACATCCAGCAGGACCAGCAAGTAGCATATTTGGGATTTCACCTTTATTTAAGAAATTCTTAAATGTTGTTTTAATGTCATCTGGAAGGATGCATTCTTCAATTGTTTTTGGGCGGTATTTCTCCACCCACAGAAATTGTTCACGACTCATAATAAAAAATAATCAAGGTTTACCCAAAAGTTGAATCTGGTTCCAGTGCAATAAAGTAATTGAGATTATATTTCTCATTAGTAAACTTAGAAACACACTTCTCAGAAATAATAACATTATAAGATCCAGGAATGATCTTAATGTTTTCTACTTTAAAGTTAAATACAAAAGTGCTTTCTGTTTCTCCAACAACAATAGAGTATTCATTAGAAGTATCATTCTTCTTATCACGAACAACCAGTTTCACAACACCTGCTTCTCCAATAGCAGAAAGATCAGGAAGTTGGTAAACTGCTGCTGCCTTAATAAGTTTATCCAACTGAGAATGCTCAACTTGGAAACAAACATCCTGCGAAGGGAGTTGCATTTCCTTTTCTGGAGGAGAAACAATAACTTCAGGATCAGCAAAGAAATATTTTACTTTCCTCTTACCTTCCCTAATCACAAGGTGAGAATCATTAGTAAAATCAAGATCAGGATCTTGGTGAAGTCCAATACCATTTAAGAATTGATTAAGATCATAGATTGCAAAGTCCTTAGGAAACTCCTCATCTACTTCTGCTTCTGCAAGAATGTTTTGCATTACAGAAATAGTACGAAGTTTAGAACCTTCCTTAACCAAAATAGATTGGTTAATAGAAGAAAAATTCTTTAGAATATTAAGTGTAGAATCAGAAAGTTTCATAATTTGAGGTTTTAGTTTTATTTGTTTTCAACAAGATTAAGATGATTAATCAAGAGAATAGTATAGTGCAAAACTTTAAACAAGTCAGCACGAGGTGTTCCTTTAGTATCATAACGATCAGTATACTTGGTTATGTTGCCAGCACAAAATCCTTCACGACGATTGTGTTTGATTTTATCTAGTGTTTGTTCTGTACCACCACCAGTCCTATCAACATAATGTTGACTATAAGTACCTGAAATATATTGTTCAAGTTGTTTCAGGATTTTGTCTTCATTATATTTCCAAAACCCATTAGCATTTGTTTTTTCTGGCATATTCACAGAGGTTTTTNTAATATCAATTAAACTAGTTTCTTCATCGAGTTTAATTTTAAACTCATTGAAATTTCTTTCATCATCAGGTCCAAACATGATAAAATTTATAATTAGTCAAGCATCATAATACCAGAAAATTTAGTCAGAGTCAACCATCATGCTAAATCCTTTTTTCTTTTCGAACTTGATTGTCTCATCAAATTTTTCCAACAGGTCATCTACTTTGTGAGAAATCACAAAAGTGTTGGAGTCCTTAACTACAAACTTGATAATCTTTGTAAAATAATCTGTTCCTGCTTCATCAAGAGAACTATCAAAGACTTCATCAAGTATTAATAGATTTGTATTAATTGAGTTTTTAACCTTAGCAACTTCTCTCCAAGTAAACAAAAGTGCTAAATCAATTCTCATCTTCTCTCCCTCAGAGAATGAAGAGTATGANAAATCTTCATAGATTGGATTTAAAGCTTTCTCATTAAACTCTTCATCCAAAGTGAAATTTACAGGGAAGTCTAAAATTTCTAAGTATTTGTTCAAGTTATGATTGATAACTGGAAGATACTTTTTAATAATCTTAGACTTTGCCCCATCATCCTTTAATAATAAACTAATGAACTCGTAGTTCTGTAGTTCTTCTTTTTTGTTAGATGTATCTTCTAGAAGAGATTCTAGAGATTCCTTAAGGGAATTTAACTTTTCATATTCAGTATCTGTGTTTTGATTTTTGGAGGCAAGTCTTTGAATTTCTGATTCAATTTCTCTGACTTGTTTTCTAAATCCAGAAATTTTAACGTTGTTAAAATTGATTTCATTGTTTAATTGTGATACCTGTTTACTAATTTGTATAAACTCAGTTTGCTTTTTCTTTTCAACTCCAATAGAGTGTTGAATTTCTTTGTGCCCTTGTTGAACCTCTTTTGCTTTATCCTCAATGTCTGTAATTTTATTTAACCGAAATTCTTCATCTATATTTTGAGTACAAGTTGGGCAAACACTACTCTTAGTAAAAAACTTGTGGTCTTCAATAAGAGTGTGGACTTTTTGTTCAATTTTAATATTAAGATTTTCTAACTTATCTAATACATCCTGAGAGTATGTAAGTTCCTCTAAAGTTTTTTGATGTGTATCAACTTTAGACTGAATAGATTCATTCTCAGACACTATTTCATTTATTTCTGTATCAATTAATACAATTTTATTTTTTTTACTTTCTATGTCTTGATTATTTCTTTTGTCAAGTTCTGCAATAAAATTAGTTTGGGATTCTATCTTATCTTCTAAATTTTCTTTTTTATATCCAACTTCTTTAATCTCATCTCTAATTTCTCTAATCTTAATCTTTGCTACATCATTCATAGAAGAGAAGACTTTAATATCCAAAAGATCCTCCACAACTTCTCTTCTATGTTGAGAAGATAGTTGCATGAATGGAACAAAATTAGAAGATCCTAAAACTACAATTTGAGTAAAAGATTTATAATTTAATTTAAGCAATGACTGCTCCAACCACTTCTGTTGGTCATTAGCAGAAGCTGCTTGGTCTAGTAGAACACCTTCTCTATAGATCTCAAAGATTGCTGGTTTGATACCCCTTCTGAGTTTGTATGGTGTTGTGCCAGAAAGAAACTCTATTTCAACTAAACAATCTTTCTCATTAACACTATTGACTAATTGGTTTTTACTAATTTT